GTCCTTCGTCGCTCCCGGGTGGGGACGTGCTTTAATACCAAAACCAGCACCGAGCCACCTAGCGGTTCCCTCGTCCATAGGGCCTACTAAGTTGACCCGATACTGATCACGTTTTGCAAGCAGAACGGATAGTGCGGGAGGCCAACCAGACAACATGCGCCATACCTCAGGGACCCTTAATAAGGGCCATTAGACGGTACAGGAGACTCTATATAAGCAGGGGGCAGCGTGCCCCAATACTTAGATAGAGCCTTCTGCACCCACGCCATCTGCCTCCTTCTTCTTCGCTCGTTACGGTTGCTATCCGCAGCGAACTGGAAGTTGAAGGCAGACCGCGTCCGCGCCCTACTCACCGCAGATAGGTATTCCAAAGAATTCCCACGGTAAAGCTCCAGAATTCTGTCACGAACACGTTTTCAAAAGAAAATGTATCCGGACATCATCCTTTGCTCACCGGGTGTAGCCATACTCTCCAGTGCGGCCAGGAAAGCCGCATTGAGGAGTTGGCTATAGCGATTGATGATTTCACCCATCAACCACCACCCCAGTGGTGTACCCACTAACAGGATAAGCTGGACTAGCCCCCCAGTGATCTCCGAACTAACCCCAAATTGTTTAAGCCCTGTAAGGGGCCAACTCTTTAAGAGCCAGCGTCGAACACCCGGGCTCACTGTATTCAGTGAGTCCATCCATTTACCTGGATGAAGGCGGTTCAGCCAACCCTGAAAGGAGGTAGTCTCAAGGAGCCCATAAGCACCCAGTTCATCAGTGGGGATCTTCGATCCTACGGTTAGGATCTCATGAAGGTCAACCACTGACAAGCGAGATGCATGGACTACCAACCAGATACCCCTCCACCAAGGATAGGCTGGCTGCACCAAAGTTGTGAGTGCAACTCTGATACTGACCGGATACGTTCTGATGGCTTTCTTAAGGTCAACAGAGCGTGCCGAAAGCAAGGAGAATGCACGCGCAACGGCGATGGGAAATAAGGCAAAGCCACGGCGATGAAGGTGACGTATAACGACACCCGCATCAATGGGATAACGGAAAACTTGATACAACAGTTTAACCGGTATCCCACTCACGTCGCCCTGAGGTGTAACGAGTCTCTTACAAAACTCGAAAACACCCGAAGTAGATATCAGGGATTTCTCCTCTGATATTACAACCCCTAATTCCGACATCACCTCGCGATACCGTTTCGCTACCTCATGATCGAAAATTACAATATCATCCCCTACGATACCGTAATCTTCGAACCATGAGGTACGACCTATTAATCCTGCACAGTATTGAACAATAGCATGGTGTGCTAACGCCAATAATGCCCAAGAAGAATAAGCCCCCATAGGCTGGCCTACTGCATACAGACGGGGTAACCAGGGTCCA